ATTGATGTATTCTGTTAAGTTTATTTGTTCACCTTTTTTGTAGTCTCTATCTACTTTAAATGAACCCCAGAATTTATCAGGGTTTTCATTATCCCTGTTCATATATCCTGTTCCTTCTTTCAATACAAAATCACCCATGTTTATCTCCTATTTGTTTTGAGTTTTGTTAGTTTATTTTCACAAGCTACAAGTCTTTTACCTATCTCACTTCTAATAAAATTCTCATAGTCGTTTCTGTTGTCAGATTTAAATTCCATTATTAATTTTTTAACAGTGGTCAAATCTGGTTTCTTAGATGATAGATGAACCTCAATAGCTTCAATTCTATTACCTAAAGAAATTTGTTTTCTTGTCATGCCTAATTCTTTTGCTGTGGCTTTATATAGTGGATCAGCATTATAACCATCTTCACTATCCTTTGCTTCAACCTCATCATCTTTCATTCCAGTTTTAAGATTTAAAGCATTTAAAAAAGCATACTTTCTTGCATAAGACATACAGTTTCCAGAACCATATTTATCTGTTTTTGCAATAGCATGAGTTTCAATTTCAATAAAAGATTTTGGATTATCTACATCTACAATAGTCATCTTACAAGTTGTTTGCACAAACATATCTTGTATATTGAAATCTTTATAAGTGCAGTATGGATATAAACCATTTTTAATTAAAGCTTCCATAGCAACACCTTGTACTGCGTCATGCTCCAATGGGTTAAAATTCATACCACCTTTTTTTTCTGTCTTCTTAACCATTCTTGCTTCTTCTGAAGCAGATTTTAATTTTTGATAAATGTTTTTAGTCATATTGTTCCTTCCTTTCCTTTTGCATTACCAATGATTTCTTCTTGTTCTTTTTTCTTTTCTTCATCATAAACTTGTTTTGCTTTATCCTTAATCATTTCTTCAAGGATTTTACTGTTTATAATTCTTTTTATATCTTCTGGTGATATACCATCACAGACTATCATAAAACTCCTCCAGTTTTTGTATGTCTTCATCTTGTATAGTGTTAAGTATAGGATTGTTTTCTCTATTTCTTATTTCAGACCAATCAATCCCAATCATCATGGCTAACTTTTTTATATCCCCATCTGCCATTCTTAACATTTCTTGTCTTCTTACATTGATCTGAATATATTTATTAAAGAAATATTTTAATCCTGCTGGACTTAACTCATAACAATTATCTTGATTAAATATGGTGTAGTTTTCTTCATCTACATAAACTAAATATGGTTTATAATTAGGTAATGATTTTGAATATACTGCTGTTTGTATGCAGTGTGTAAATTGTGGTGATTTAATTTTTTGTGACTTTCTCCATTTCCAAGTCTCATTGCCTTTCTTATCTTTATATTTATAAACTGAACCAAATCTATTTTTATGCTCAGATAATTTTTGTAAAAATTCTGACGCACAGTCCACATACAATTCTGTTTCTATACCTAATTGTTTTCCAAAATACTTTTCATCATACCACTCACTAAAAAATAGTTCGCAGTTCCATTTATCTAAATGTGCGTTATCAGATATTTCTATAAGAGCATTAATATGATTAGTAACATATTGAGTTATTTTTTCTTTTATAAAGTTTGCTTTAGCTTTTTCTTTAGGACTTAAATCAATTTCTATTAAACTTCTATTAAAATCTTCTTGAACATCTTTTATATCCATTTTTTTTTGTATTATTTCTTGAAAATAACCATGTACTTTTTTACCTGCATGAAAACTAATACTAGGTTTTTGTGGTTTAAATTTTTTGTATAGTGCAAAAGGATATTTAATAAACCAAATACTATCTGTTAATGCTGATTGACTTGCTGATATGGTTGCTTTCTTAAAATCCCCTTTAATCCAAGCGTCATCTATAAACCTTTCTGGCATAGACAACTTATTTACTATTTATATTAAGATGTCAATAAGTATTTGCAATTAATTTTAGAATGGTTATAAGTTATATACAAGATATTGTTATGACAATTAAGGGTTGCACTATATATGGATTATCCAACTGTTGAATTAAAGTGGGAAGAAATATTATCTTCTGCTATCACTGGACTTTTGCGACAGACAGAAAGCATGAGACAGAACATAAGTTGGGGTCATGGAGCTAACTTTGATATTTATAAGCAGTGGGGTATGACAGTATCAGGTTCTATATGTGAACAAGCACTTGCAAAAAAAATGGACAGCTACTTTCCACACTCAGTAAATAATTTTAAAGGTTCTGATTTACATATTGACGGAAAGAGCATACAAGTGAGATCGCAACTTATGACAAAAAAAACCAACAATCTTATCATAAGACAAGGGTATAAAGAAAGTGATTATTATTTTTTAGTAGGTGATGATACACCAACATATACATTTTTTGGCTATATTTCTGCAAAAGATATAACTAAAAAAGGATCATGGACTAACTTTAATATTACAACAAGACCTTATGTTTGGTCTGTACCCATTAAAAATCTAAAACCAATAACGGAGTTTATAAATGAGTGATAAAATAGAATGTAGATTACTAAAACCTTTTGGCTCAACGATTGCCAAGTCATCTTTGCCAAAAGAATTAATTGAAGATTTTTTAAAAGATTTATACGACATAAGACAAAACCCAGACAAAGCAAAACAGTATGCCTTTGATCATAAACTTGCTGGAAGTATTTATAAACAATTATTAATCAGTCCAGAAGTTATGTTGAAATGGAAGCAAAAATACTTTGATCATGTTATTAAACATTATGTTGAGAGCCATTATAAAAATAATAAAATGGCAAGATGCGTAATTAATTCTGCATGGACAAACACACAAAAGAAAGATGATTATAACCCATTACATACTCATACACATTTTACTAATAAAGCATTAAGTCCAGATTTATCTTGTGTTGGATATTTAAAATTACCTAAAACAAAACCTCATATTAATTCACCTAAACATCATCAAGTTGGTGGTTGGATTGAGTTTTGTGAGGGGTCTGAAAACATTTTTAATAATGCTAATTATTTGGTAGAACCTATGTTGGCGGACTATTATTTGTTTCCTGCAAATTTAAAACATTTTGTTTATCCATTTAATAGTGATGACACAACTGCTGAGAGAATATCTTTTAGCTTTAACACTACTATTATATTTGATGAGATGACCCAAAATGAACAAAAGTAAACCATTTTTAAAAGTAGAGCATGAATTAATAGACGATCAGGTTTTAACACCTACTCAGAAATGCCTTTTATTGCTCCTGAGACGGCTCCAGACAGCTCCTAAGGGGTGTACCCCTAGCCATTTGTATCTAAAAAAAAGATTGCGTTTAAAAAGCAGTAAAACCCTTGTTAAGCATTTAGACAGATTGCAGTTGCTTGGATATATAACATGGCAAAATAGAGGCAAAGGTAATACGAATAGGTTTATATTCAGGGGACAAGATAACTTTCAATCAATCCTTTTGCACAACCTACGATTAAGAAGCAAGATGAGTAAGCAACAAAAGATTTTGTACGAAAAAAGAAAGTTAAAACAAGCTGAAAAAGAAGGGGTCATCTTGTTGAAACAAGCTAGAAAGGTCTAGCAGTGAGGGTGAAACTTTTGCACCTAGATAGGTGAAATAATTACACCTGATATAAAGAATTAATATAAATATATACTAGTTAGAATATGGCTAATAAAAAGTTAATACACAATATTATTAACAAGACTAGGAAGTCCTTTGACTTCCGATACCAACAAGCAATCAATAGAAACAAGAAACAAATTCCAAAACTACCCCCCCTGCCAAGTTTATTGCACTATTTAGACAGTATTAATATCTCTGACGCAGAAATTGACCGAATTGTCAGGGAGTATTGGGAAGCTGTTGAGAAAAATCCTAGCTTTGAAAAAGAAATTGCAGATAAGCTCAAGATCAAGTATAATAAAAATGTTTAAACACAATATCTAGGTATTTAACTATCTTCTCAAAGATAGTCGCTTAGGGGGAATCTTACCCTTTCTTTTTCCCCCTTAGCACCTCCAATTAATTTAGTGTAGCTTCTTCTCTATCAGCTTTTGCTTGAAGAACTTTATGTGTAGTGATTGATTGTAGCTTTTCATTTAATTCATCTTTAACAGTATGAATACAAGCTTCATTTAGCCACCTATAAAGACACTCCTCAACGACCCAACTCATAACCAAAGTAAAACCATAATCAGCTTTAACTTTCTTCCATTGTTTACTTGCTTCAACGGACATCATGGCTTCATTTAGTTTTTTCATAACTAAAGTATGAAGTTTCATTAGGTCTTTTTGCTTTTTGCTTTTCCTCATTTTTCCTCCTTTACTTCTTCTAATTCTGGGTCAAGGTAATCACTAAATTTACTATATTCCATTCCCATAGTGTTATATTCAACATTACCTTTCTTATTACCCATATATATATCCCAAGCTTCTTGCTCATCAGTAGCTTTAACATAAGCTTTACTTTCCATAATTGGAAAAGCTGTAACAACATATTTTTTTAGTTTTGTTTTCATTATCCCTCCCCATTGCATTGTAATTCAAGGTCATATTCTTTGACCACCATTTTAGCTTTTATACCTTGCATTTCTTTTTCAAGATCAACAATAGTACAGTCGCTAGTGTTCCTTGTAGGTGGCTTGATAACATAACCATGAATTTTTAAATCTTTGTGATAAACGATTGAACCCTTTTTAAGCAT